TCTTCATTGCCCTTTTCCTATTTGTGAAGTTATCGAAAGAGCAATTCAGGAACCCATTAGGCACCCCGATTAAATGCAGATACCGCTCCATTCCGGCACGTCTGTTATAGAATACCTTACACTTATCGGAGCAGAATCCGCTGTCTCCCGCATAATACGCTGAATACTGAGTAGCGCAATACTTACAAGCTTTCTCCGTCTCCTTCACTGTCGTACTTGCCGGGCTGGCCATTCGTTTTAGTATGTCTTTTAGACTTTCCATTCTTCCTCTCCTCTTCCTCGTCTACGGCGCGAATTACCCATGAATACATAGCGGCATTGTGGCTCTTGTATTGATAACCTTTCGCCTCAATACCCAAATCTAATTTATCGATACACTTCTCCAGCTTCTCCTTACCTAACTTGTCTCGCAAGGTTTTATATTCCTTACTTGTCAAGAGAACATGGCCGAATCCACCGAATTTCGTTTTCCCCGGCTTGTCCTTCTTAGGTGTGGTTTTCTTTGCTGTGGTTTCCTTTCCTTTACTTGCTCCAGCATCGCTTAACGGATGCTTAACCTCTGCTTTACGATTTCCCAGACCGCCTTTCCGTCCGGCCTCTACCCTCTTCTGTCTCTTGGCATCTAAGTGAGACATACGATTTAACAGGCTCGGACTGTAGATCATACCATTCTTGATAACCAGCAATTCATATTTGTCAACGCAAAGCTTGATATATGCGTCGGCATCTTCCAGTTTCATTTTCGCATCGTCCGCAAATGCTTGAATGACGTATGGCTTATTAGGCAGACAATATCCGGTCTGCTCTCTAAGCATTTCAACAAGCACCCACCACGCCCCATAGCCAGCCATGCCGAACTCAAATATTAAAGCTTTCATTTTCGGATCATGCCTTGCATTAGAATCATGGCTGAAATAATAGGCGTCCTTCTCTTTATTCATAGAGGAGCCTCTCGATCTCTCGCTTGAGCCTCTTGGATTTAAACACGCCATTATGAACATTCTGAACATAATTTGACGTATAGTTCTTCCTGAGCCTCTTGTTAATGGTAACGGTTATATAGTACCAGTTAGGCACCTTCTTCCATGCCTTGTTCACAATTTTTCTCCTTTGTAAATGGTCTCTTTATATTGACTTTACAATCCCAGCAGAGATCCTTACCGCCTCTACGGCTCCTATAAAGACTTGACCGAACTCCAAGATCATTTCTTATATAAAATCCCTCAGCCTTCAACATCTTGGATGCCTGCCCCCACCAATTAGGGTGCAACGGCTCAGTCATTACAATTAGCCGGAGAGACGACCACCAAAAAGGCTTTGGGATCATCTTTGCTGTTCTTAAAACATCCTTGAAAAAACGATCCTTATCGTTTTCCTTAAAAATATCGGTTCTCTTGGCATCTGCCCGATTACTCCAAGGGCCAAGAGGGCATTTACTGCAATAGGCCACCAACTTGCATTCATCACATTTCTTATGAATGGCCTTAATGGCGTCTCGCTTGACGGTTCTTATCATCATTAATCCTTTCTCTTGGTTTTATAAATCTGACCATATCGATACATTGACTTTCCTTGGTTAGAACGGATAACGCACCTGATCCATGTCTATTTCGTTAGGCTCCGGAATAACAACCCCGAACTTATCCAATGCCCACCGCCTCAGATGTGCCATATAGCGTTCCCACCGATCCGTTGTCCAGTCGGCTAATTGAGTACTCATAACATACGGAGGGCTTCCATCTTCAGGCACAACAAGCAGGTGTTCCATAGATATTGCTGAGTGCATATCATCATAATCATACCCCAGATGATCCGCCAACATCTTGACAAACACGCCTCTGTAATATCTCTGCTGTGGGTTTGATTTCTGCTTCCGGTACAGCTTGAGAGATACATAGCCCTGTTTCCCTTCGTACTTGTGGCACTGAGCCTCAAAGCTTTCTTGATCCTCGATAAGAGGCGCACCGTCCTTGAAACGGCACGCCCATTGTTTCTGAATTGACATTTTCAATTCTCCTTAAAACGGCAGATCATCTTCCGGAACAAAAGCATCTGGCTCCGGCACTGAACTTGCCCCATCACGTGGTGGGTGCTGAGAGTCGTCATCAACACCAGAATCAAAGGTATCGCCCTGGCTCTGGCCTCTGTCGCTCTGCTGATCCGGCTTTTTGTTGTTAAGAAATTCAAAGCCAGACAGGACAACCTCTGTAATGTGCTGAGTCCGTCCGTCTCGATCCTCATACTTTCTATGAGTGATCTTCCCGCCCACATAGAGCCGACTCCCTTTATCTACGTACTGATCGATAACGTCAGCTTGCTTGTTCCACGCGACAACCCTATGCCACTGAGTATCTTCCTTCCGGTTCTCGCCTGATCCGTACCTCTCAGTAGTGGCAAGGCTGAAATTGACAACCGACTTTCCATTCTGGGTAGTGGCGAACTTAGGCTTCTCGCCAACATAGCCAATTAAATGAACAACGTTCATAATGGTTTTTCTCCTTGGTTTTTAAATGGTTAATAGATAGCAACCTTACTTTTCCTTGGTCACATAGAAAATTTCTGCACCCCTGCCGACAATATCGCCAAGGACGCCCTCAATCTCCTCTCTTGCCTTTTTCTCACCTACTCCAAGAGCCGCCTGAGCCGCCTTTGCAAGCTTTGGCACACTGGCAGAACAGCAAGATATAAATTCTTCAGTCGAAAGATATGAGGCATCCTCAACAAGTGCCTGATGCGCATTGTTCAGATCGGTAATAAACTGCTTACCCTTCCGATAGCCGCCTTTCCAGCCGACAACCTTCTTACCGTTCATAAGCCGACTTCTGGCTTCCGCATCCACCGCCTTTGCCCAAGTACCGGCAATCAAGGCAAGTATTTTCATCTTGCCAAGGGTTTTGGCGTCAGCCTTCCCCGGCTTGATGCTCAGCAGACCGTCAACGTCCTTTGGATCGATTGTGTTTCCAATGATCTGCATTGACTTAATAACAGCCGGACAGGTAAGGTGAGACTTGCACCAACCGCAATACTCACAGGCCAGAGGCTTGGCGTCGGGATTCATAACATATTTCTCGATCCCCTCTACCCTGCTCATACATTGATCGATATTGAAATCATATCTTTGAGCATAGGCATCCTTGCCATAGAGAATATAGGCAGTAGCGTTTTTAATACCACCTTCCTGCATGACGCCAGCCGCATACGCCATTATCTGGGCTTCTGAATCTCTCTGTTGACCGCTCTTATAGTCAAATAGAATATGCCGACAATCAATATCAATGTAACCGTATGTCAATTGATCGAACTTGTTGTTTACTACTGTGACACGCCTCTCTTGCCTGATGTCGTCCACAGGCAGACCGTGTTCCTCGACCAACTCAAGAACCTTGCGGAACGCCCAGCGGACTTGACTCTCCTCCTCTGAATCCAATTTGAATTTCTTCAAACTGGCCTTCTCGGCCTTCTCCGGCTTGAGTTTAAAGTTCTTGATTAGATGTTCCAGAGCAGAGTGCTGAATTGTCCCACGCTCTGCCGCCTCTCCAGCCGGAGTGGACTCAAAGCAGGGGCATCGTTCTAACATCGGCAGACTGCTTGGACTTAATAACTTGTGATGTTCACGCATTTTTGATCCTTTCGTTTTAGCGTTAACCTGAAATTTTATCGTTTGTCAATACCTTATTTCTTGCCCCCCTCTCCGGCATTGGGCTTATAGTTATCCTTTAACCAGTTATTGTAGATCGCAATAATTTCATCGTAATTCCGCCAGAACCGCAGAACCTGATCGTCTGACAGATTAACGATATTCTGCTTCTCCTTAATCCACGCCTTTGCAATCAGGAAATTATCGATCTGAGGAGCATCCTTCACCTTATCCATTAATTCAAGCCTGATCTGTCCATAATCCGGCTTTTTATCCTGAGACTCGTCTACTACTTCCGCATCAGTCGGCACAGCATCTTCAACTTTCTGCTGACCCGCCTCAGACTTGAGAAACGATCCGGGTTTTGGTGTAGTGTTATTGTCTACCGGAACCTTACTCATATTGTCCGGCAACTCGTCAGCAGTATAAGGCATACCGCCCAACTCTGCAGGGAACGCCAACCGGAAGCCTTGAGCCATGACAACCTTTTTCAACATCGTCTTTGGCTTAGTTTTCCAGAATTTAGTCGGACGCATCGCCTTCGCATCCTTGTCCCATTTCATCTGTACATACTCTGGATAGCCGACCTCGTGGCAGAACGGATCACTCCAATCTTTCCGCTTGATCTCGATTTTTGCAACAAGACCGTTTCCTGCCCCTTCTGTCCACACCTTCCAGCCTGCAAGCTGTCCCGACCGCTCAGCACGCTTCAGATAGACCTCGTACCCAACTATTACGTTGAAGTTTCCACCATAGGCCACAGCGTAAATTTCCCGTATGAACGGATTCAGGCCATAGACTTTACAGATGTTAAGGAACTGATATTTTTGATCTTCTGATATGTTGCATCCCAGACTGTCAAGATACTGGACTGCCTGAGCCTCGATCGTTTTTTCCTGAGATACAAGAGCCGTCTGACCCCTTAACTGAGACCGGAGAGCCTCGTTCTCTTTCTTCACGACCGCCAGAGTCGGGGAGGGTGCCCCTGATTCTCTGGGCTTTTTCTTCTTATCTGTTTTTGTTGGCATTTTAACCCTTTCGTTTGATAATCAACCTGAACCGCACACCACTTGGCAGACAGGCGACAAACTGCCTTTGATTGTGGTTTACGATCCTCTCTTTCTTCCGCCTGATCCTTGCCTCGCAAGGTTTTACAATCATTAAAAAATCTCCTTCCATTAAGTGAAAAAATGATCTTGGACGCATCCTTAATATACCATAATCACAGACTAATAACAACTAAAAAACTAATTATAAAAATCGATATTCCTATATAATGTATTGTGTATACCGGAATTGATCCGGACTATTCCACAGGATCACAGGAGACCACAGGAGACCGGAACCGATCCACAGGAGACCAGAACCGATCCACAGAACCGGAACCGATCCGGAGACCATCACAGGAGACCGGAACCGATCCGGAGACCTGACCGGATCACAAGAGACCACCAGAGACCACCAGAGACCACCGGAACCGATCCAGATACATAGACCATTGCCGGGGCAATATCGACCATATACGGACTATATAGCACTCTCTAAGACGAACAGAGAGGCACCTATAAGCCCGGATCGATCCCGGCAATATCAAACCATTGCACCCCTCTGAGATCAACCCACAGAGACCACAGGAGGCACCTTCAAAAACAATAAAAAAAGGGCACCTAAACAGGCACCCTTTTACTTGGATATATCCGACAATATCAGAACTGAAAGCTAACGGTATCCCTCCTCAATGAAACATGATCAGATTCTGTTATAATAACATGATCCAAAACACTTATTCCCAGTAGCTTTCCGGCATCTATTATCTTCTGAGTCAACTGCTTATCATTCTCTGATGCGATAAGCGTTCCGCCTGGATGATTGTGGGCAACGATCAAACTGCTGACACCCTTCATGATCGCCGTCCTGAACAGGCAGGAAATATCAACACCGCACTTGTTCCGGCCTCCCAAGTGGCACAGATCGATATACAATATTGTGTTGCTGATATTCAGGCCAATAACCCAAAAATGCTCTTTTGTCCTGTCTATCTCGTCCTCTTTGGACAGCATTGTGTGGAGAACGTCCGCTATATCTGCGGCACAAGAGATTGGCGTTGTTTTCATCTTCTTCTTAGAGACTATCATGCTCGCCCCCCTATTGGTTTATGAGAGTTTACCATAAGATCGATTCCGTGGAGATCCTTCCTCAGCTTGACCGCCTTGCCGCACTCAGGACAGTATACCTTCCCTTCCTCGTTCAATTCAGGGATTTTATCCGGCTGATACCGCTTGCCAGAGCCTGAACAGAACCCATTTTTGAGAACGCTTCCAGCCACAGCCTTGATGCTCTGGCTTGCTTTCCTCCATGCTTTACAGCCATACTTGCGGGACAGCTTTTTGCAATTATCACATATCCAGTCTATGACGTGAAGATATTCCCCGAGTGAATCACTCTCTATCGCTCCAGACTTGGCACAGAAACCGTACTGAGTATGACCCTCGACCTGTCTGATGCGCCTGACTTGACCTATAACGGTATTACTCTTGCAGTGTACTACATCGAATCCGTTGCCAAACCTAACAACCGCCAACCCGGTGTATTCCGCCATTGTTTTAAGCATTTGATCCCTTCTTTCATGCAGGGCACCCGGAGGCACCCTGCGGAATATGATTGTTTACTACTTGGATTTCTTGGATGTTTTACGTTTCTTGGGGGCTTTTTTCTCCGGCTTCTCTTCTGTCTCGTCCGGTACAATATGATCCATTGCTTTCTGAGCCTTACCGCCTGCGGCTACGAACCAATCCGGATTTTCTTTTAAGGCTTTTGACCAACCGTCTATGTAGGATGCGGCATTATCAAGTATCTGGTCATTGGCTATTCCAGTGCGACTGCAGAGCAAGGCCGCACCAATTTCGGCAACAAGCTCTTCCTTGTTCCGTGTGCCGTCCAGAATACTATAACCCTTTTCCAGCCGCCCAAGCCTTGACTCATGGCCTGTCGAGTGGATCAATTCATGAAACAATGTTGCATAATAGCTCTCTGAATCATCGAACTTTTCCTTATCAGGCACCTGTACATAATCCTCTGAGGGCTTGTAATACGCCGAACTCCCGCCGTGCTTGATCTTGGGCTTACCCTTATAACCCTTGACAATCTTCTCAGCCGCTTTAATAGGTGGATTGTCGTTTTTGACCGGATCAGGAACCTTTAAGCCTTCGCACTGCTCCACGTTGAATACGCGATAATAGCGGAGGAACGGAACCTTTTTCTTCTCGCCGTCCGCCTCCTCCTTGTCTCTCAGCTCAATCCACTTCCAGAATACTATTAAGATCGATTTGCTTCCCTTCTTCACCTGTCCGCCCAGCTTGCGGCACTGGTTGAATGTGAGATAATAAGGACTGCTGAATCCGTACATGCTGAGCATTAGGTGATTGATTCCCCTATATGGTTTTTTGGTTATAAGGTTCTTCGGCTCCTCACTTGCCCAAGACTTCCGCCAAGGTATAACACCTTCCGCCAATTTATTCAGTATCTGCTCTGTTACGATCTGATATACTTTTGCGTTTCTCATAATTTTTGATCCTTTCATATTATTGATTAAGCCATTACTTCGGCAAGGGTTGTATTGTCATTCCAGTGCATATCACGTTCAATTTTAAGACCAAAAGGCAATGTTACACCTTCTAATTCGCGTAACGAGAAATAGCCCAACTCTGGAAAGTCGCCATCAACGTACCCGAAAAACAAATCTTCTCCGTCAAATTCCGTCACATACCACGTCCACGATCCGCAAGGATTGAACAGTTTAAGCGGCACCTTTACTTCTTCCCGCTTTAACTCGCTGGTCTCGCCGATCTCAGGTAATTTTTTGCGGATTTCTTCTGTTAATAACATCATAATATTTTCGATCCTTTACTGTTAAATGTTTAAAAGTTTTGCTGAGAATTTATCTACCATTACCGAGACGATCCCTTGAAGATCGCTGTTGCAAATCAGCGTGGAATCTTTTGCAATATCCAGAATCTCGCTCTCTACGTCACTTTGAATCTGTAACACCTCCTTGGTAGATAGTAAGTATTTGGCACGTTCCATATATGGTTGTGTAAGTGCCAGTAAATTCTTGCTGAAAAAGTGGATTGCCGCCTCGACTTCCGCTCTGACCGTCTCTCCCTCACGGATTAGGTCGAGAATCTGGCTCTCCACGTGGTTCTGAAGTTTTAACACTCCTTTGGTTGATATTAGGTACTTAACATATTCTGGGCTGTTTACAATAGTCATATTCGATCCTCTCCGGCCTCTATGGCCTTTATTCAAAGCAATTAACAAGTTCTTGTGTCTCTAAATACCAGTCATTCGCTTGGAGGCTGACTTCGTCCAGCGGAGACCTGAAACCAAGTTTTTCATATTCCTTATTGAATATGTACCCTTCAAATTCAATCTGCTCTTCGGTCGAAAGTGCGTCATAGATATCGGCCAGAGCCGCAAACGCATCGTTGATCCGCTTAACCTGTTCGAGTCCCTCTTCTACTTTATCCTGAAACATACTGCCTCCTTATATTGATGTTAAAAAATCTCTTTTCCATGAACCATTTTTTCATCTACTATTGCGGTTGTCAATCCGTTTTCACCCCTATAACTTATAGTGTATTGTGTACCGTAACAATAGGGAGTACTGACACCCTTCACAGTTGCAGGCCAACCAAGATAGGTGACTCTTTCACCCTTCTGAAGCTTTGCCTCTCTGTTTTCGTTCTCCATTTTACCCGATCCTTTATTAAGTGAACCCTTAAACCTTATGTGTGTAGTATACCGCATTTCCGGACAAATTGCAAGTATTTTACTAATTATTTTTAGCACCTAACCTATTGATATGCTTCGACTTATTTTTTCACTTGACAACTATTTTTCATCGACTGCCATTCCGCCATAGATGCGGCTGACCGAGGATCCTTTTTCCCCCTCAGACCGCTGAGAGGCTATTTCCTTGAAGCCGGTTTTCAAAAATCCCGGGCTGATCCGCTCTGGATGTCGGAGACCGGATTAACCCAATTCGTAGAATCCGCCAGAAAATACCGAATTTCCCCTATATGGGAGGATCGGCACCTTCCGAATATCAAACCATTGCACCCCCCCTATAAGATCGACTGAGCGACCCATAAGGCACCTCAGAATCGATTACCCCCCTAAATCACATCAAAAACAGCGATTTTTTTCGGGTTTTTTGCCCGACTGCTTTTTGTCGGTATTTTTGCCCGATTCTCTGATCCGATCCGGAGACCGAAAAAAAATATTGACAATTAGAGAGGCAGGAATTGACAGCAGGGAAAAATCAGACGACTTGACGGCAGGGAAAAATCATAAGATTGACAGCAGGGGAAAATTTATGAATTGACAATAGGAGAAAAAACCAGAATTGACAGCAGGGAAAAATCACAGCTTGACAGCAGGTAAATGATGATAAATTGACAGCAGGGAAAAACCGAAAACTTGACAGCAGGAACTTACCAGCCGGCAGGATCAGAAAAAACAGAGCCGTATGACCATTTTCCGTCTACCTTGTTAGCCGCCCAGAGGGCAGGAAACCCCTTCGGCCTGGGACGTAGATCGATGTGGATCGAATAGGCAACACCGTTCCAATATAGACCGATACCACCAAAGCCAGCAGACACAGCGATCTTCCAGATGTCATAAATCTTAAAATCCCCGGATAGCGCAATATCAGCGGCTAATCCTCTGGGGTGCCATGTCGCCCGATGATCTCCAGAAGTCAGGCCGTTTTTAAGTAGTATTATCTTGATATTGGGGTATGTCTTACACATAAGGACGTAAAACTTCTGCAACATCACGATCAGCCATATACTTACATCATCGAGTTTCGCCCCGGTCCCTGTGATGTCCTCCGGCTTGCAGAACGTGATCCCATACTCCGCAAAATTTCTAATATGCATTAGGCCACTTCCTTTGAATTGTTCGACTGTAGCTTTCATGGTAATGATCCCTGATTCTTCTCAGCCACCGGTGCCAGAGAGGCTGTTTAAGCTGGTACTTCTTCCCTACATGGCGGTTTCCGTACCTCCGAGACGGCAGGCTTGTTACGATGTCCCAACCGTTGACGACAACCGTATGATTGACAGGCAGTAAATTGTACTCGTTGCGGTATTCTTTATTGCCGATCCGAGGACTGGCGAAAGCCACGCAACAGCATTGGATTTTAAGGTTTTTGGCTATATGACGCGAACAGAGCGTTGCAAGAGCGGCTCCTCGACTATGGCCTGTTATGTATATCTCAGATGGATTAAAAGCCTCGACCAGACCATTAACCCAGCCCTTGAACGGTGCCCATGACAGATAGAATCCTTTATGGATGCGACCGTCCTCGACCTTCATTTTAAGAGCCCTTAAATTATTAATCCAGTCTTGGAGATCGTCTGATCCGCAAAACGCTATGACAAGCCTATCATCTTCGACAGAGGCAAACGCAAAATCACTTCCTGCAGTAAACGTCTGAATAGAGTATTCAGGCATGACAACCGCCGAGGGCTTCTTATATGCTCTCTCTGCGTATCTCCACATATCCTTGATTATAGACACATCAAGCCTTACTGAAATAGTTTAACGCCCAGAATGCACCTTGAAGCAGGAGCGATCCCATGCCGGCAATAACCCATTTTGTCATATTGTTTATTGACTTCCATATTCTCTGGATGTCTTTTTCGTTCCGCCCTATTCGTATATCAAGGGCTTTATGATCTGCACACCTATTCACGGCCTACCCCTTCGGTTTAAGACGGTGTAACGTCCGGATTCAATAACGGATATGTTATAGTTGTTCTCAGAGTTCCTTTCGTCCCTGACGTTGAGAATGAGTCGTTCATATTCACGCCATACGATTGATCTCTGGCCTGTACGATCTGCCATGCCGCTGTTGCGATCTTGTCCATATTCATGGACGCAAGTACACGCTCATTTTCGTTAACAGCTTCAATGGGAACCTTGAAGTCTGTAAACGGTAACAGCCAATCAGGCCAGTCTCCAGAGTTCGGCCTCAGATTTATATATGTCTCTGTCGCATGAGCCGTCCCGGTCACTGACGGAATAACGATTGTCATTACATCGCCATGCTTATAATAATACAGGTCAAACGTCGGCGTTGTTGTCAATCCATTCTGTATTTTACATTCAAGAGTGCCGGATGCAAAATGCCGATCGAGCATAGCCTTGATCGTGGCTCCTGAGAGTGTCGCCGCATCGTTAGCGACCTCCGCACCTTTCAAGGCTTCCAGTACGTTCTTGAGATTTCCGCTCCCACCGTTGAGAGTAGAATCATTTACCACATTGGACGTTTTAACATTATCTGAAAACCAGTCCAGCCAGTCGATCCAGCGGAACGTCCACCTTGCTAACCAGTTAAAGAATTGACGAGGCGGATATTCCTCAAAGTCAAAGCCACTGTCTTGCTTTCCAGACGAGGGAGCCACGACATTATACTTTCCACTTGTCGGATCGGCAACGTCATTATCGTTACCGTTGGCTAATACCGTCCACCTCGGCTTTGTTGTCGGCTTATTCATTTACGCACTCCTTATATCAGTTCGGTTAATGCCCCCGGAGCCGGATCAGGGCTTGGAGGCCATGTATAATCTAATTCTCCCAGACAGCCGCCAGTTTCAGCAACCCCACCCTCAAGGGTAGTATCAAATGAAAAAGGCAACACGTCCACGCTTGAAGCCGTCACGATAGCATCTACACCAGCAGATACGATCCGCTGAACTAACTTGCCTATATCGTAGATCGAATCCCAGCCATAGTCGTCCAGCCAGACTTCAATTCCTGCAGGATAACGCTCGATCAGTCTGATAAGAGCCGCTGACGTTACAAATGACAGCGCATCAATAATACTTTCAGGCTCGCCCGATCCAATGTTGATCTTGACTTTAGCATAAAGGGCATCCCGGTAGTCATCATCGTCTCTTCCAGACCTTGTTTCATTTACGATCTCTCCGCATCCATCCAACTGCACACCGATTGCCGTTGAAATGAATCGATCGTTACCAAGCTCTAACATTGAATCATAAGCCTCTTGACCTTCAAGGAGCATTTCTTCAATAATGTCGATCAGTTTCTGAGCAGGCAATTCAGGGTATGATCTGAACTGCTCTATCAGTAGGAGTAGGAGATCGGTAACAATGTCACCACTCGGCACAAATACAGGATAGACACCTAACATCAGAGCCAAATCCTGACTGTGGATGTGCTCATTAGGTAGTGGAATATCCATGCCTATGGCGTTGTTCTCAGAGAACGCCAAGGCATGATATAATGTCGTACTTGAATGGCTCATCTTTTACCCCGCTACAAGCTTGTCTCTGGTGACTTCGGCATCTGAGATAGCCAGAGCCGCCTTTGAGATCACAACACCGGCATCGTCATAGATTTCATACAGGTTAGACGTCTGATGCTTCTTGTTCCTGAGTGCCATGAACAGGAGCTGGATCTGTTCCCTGAGAGGCGCATCCTTCGCTGGAACACCTATGCCAAGTTCAGTTCCGCTATCAGTGTCCAGGGCGGCATCGATCTGATCCTTAACCTGTGCCTCGCTGAGATCATTCAAGGCCGCAATAAGAGCCGGAATGTCAGTTCCGGTATCTACCAGAATTGCCGTAGTATCGGCCAGTATAGAGTCAACATTGCCATCGATCGTATCAACACTGGCCTGACTTGCCAGACCTGAGACGTCCGCTTTAAAGTCATCTATGTCTGAGACAGCAACATCGTTCACGTCTCTGATGTCCACAAGGAGTTTTGCCGTTCCGTCTCCATTGAAATTGAGATCATCGGTTTTTGCTTTTACTCCATCGACCTTGACTTCCACAGCGTCCAACTCTGCTTTTGTAGGCGGATCGTAAGACACGAGAGATGCGTCACACGCCGCTTCCACCTCTGCAGTAGACACATCATTCAATGCGGCAAAGCCTGAGTCCATTTCGGCTTTTGTCGGCGGATCATACGAGGCAAGCGAGGAGTCACACGCCGATTCTGCCCCTGCCTGTGAAAGATCGTTAAGATCGTCCAGAGTATTCTTGGTTCCGGAAATCTCAACCTTATCGGTAGATTCATCGAAATCAGAAATAGTCCCTGTCGGCAACTTGGCAACGATCGAGTCCACATTGCCGTCAATGGTATCGACACTGGCCTGACTTGCGAGAGCCGAGACATCTGCCTTGAAGTCGTCTATGTCACTCACAGACACGCTGTTGACTTCAACAATGTTGGCATCCACTGTGGCTGGATCATCTTCAAGAACTTGGTTCGTTCTGGAATAACCAAATTCAACAGACACTTCCTCAAGCTTAAAGCCGTACATAAACTGAGCCACGCTCTCAGTGCTTGCAATCTTGATATAACAGAAATATTCTCCGGTCGATCCATGCTCAAGCTTCTTATGTCCTGCAAAGCCGGAGTTGCCAAGAGCGTTGGTGCAAGCAAATTCCTTGTAGAGAATTGCATTCTTGTCTGTTCCGTCTGCGGTATCGAGATCAAGGCCGACATCGTTGTCGTCCACATCCTCCGGAGAACCGTCTCCGTCGTAGAACCTCGCTACCAGCTTATAAACAGTACTGCCGGCAGAAGGAATCAGATAGTGACCCGCTATACTCGTGGTAAACCGAGTATTGTTCTGAATCGCCAACACGCTATTTTCTTTGGCTACCCCACCGGCTGAATCGTAGGCATCCAGAGCATCGTCACAAGCCGTCTGCACTTCTGCGGTGCTGACATCGTTCAGAGCATCGATCTTTGCCTCATTGGCATTGACCTCTGCAATCACGTTTGTTTCACTTGTCGATATAGCCGCTTCAACCTCGCTCTGGTCAGCAGGATCGGAAGGCAGATTGTCAGTCTTAGCCTTAACGCCGTCCACTTTCGTTTCTATGTTGTTGGTATCGATCTGGATAGAGTCTACAACGCTGTCAATCTGATCTATCTCGTTGGCATTAATATCCTTGCCCGGAGTTCCACCGTCAAGCCTCATTCCGTCACCTTGACCGCTGGCTACTTCACCCCAGATACCGCCCTTAGAAATTGATGTACCAGTTGCAACACCGTGAATGCCGGCACCGTCTGATCCGCCAACCGCCTTGAGGCCGTCACCCTGATTTTTACCAAGGCCATATATACCATGAACACCGGAAGCGGTTCCCTTCGCCTCTGCAAAGAATCCATGACCGTCTGTTGCCGAGCCTTCAGCCTTGATGCCATGACCGGAAGTGCCACCACCGACAGCTAAAAGTCCGCTGGCCGTCGCTCCGCCAATCGCATGAATACCGGGAGCAACACCATTGCCCTGACACTTTAAGCCGCTACCGTCAGTCAGAGCTTCGCCGTATATTCCGTTTCCACTCGATGTTCCGCCGATACCTTGTATTCCGTTTCCGCTACCCTCTGTGGCGGTTCCGCTTATACCGTTCTTCCCTCCACCGTGAATACCGTTACCATTCGCTCCGCCGTCACCTTCTATACCGTGACCAACACCGTCACCAACCGCTTTAATGCCGGATTCTCCAGAGCTGGTATCAGCAACAGCCAGAATGCCGTTTTCACCTTCAGCTTTAATTCCCGGAAATGAACCGGCTCCTTTGGCACGGATTCCCGGAGCATTTGAAGAGCCTTGAGCATAGAGTCCTTCAAATCCGCCACTGCCAAGAGCATAAAAACCCCTGCCATTACCGGCAACAGCCGACCTTGCAACAAGGCCGTCACCGGAAGTGTCACCGCCTTCAGCCTTGAGGCCAATACCAGTTGCTCCACCTTTAGAATATATACCTATTCCGCTTCCGGCTCCCTTTGCAGAAATACCGTCATCATTACCTGACTGTGCATAGGCGTTTATACCACTACCGCCAGACGCTCCACCCGCAGTAAGCAAGCCGTCGCCGGTATCTCCGCCGATAAACGAAGCGCCGTTTCCGCTCCCTTTTCCGATTGCTTTGAATGCTGACGTATTGTTTTCGTCCTGCAATAAATCAACCATTGAAGCGCGGAGACTTGTTTCAATTTCAATTGTCTGTTCGTCAATTGACGAGTGAGAAATCTTGATTATCATATCAGTATAACCCGAGCCGAGATTCATCACAGCTTGCGGAAGATATATTTCCCATAAACCAGTTGAACCCTTTTCGGTGACTGTGACGCCGGACGTTGTCTGAGTTGTTCCGGTGTTTCCGTCGCCTGACTTATAAATATTTATCGTCGGCGAAGTCAGCGTTCCCGAATAATAATCCGGACGACTCGAAGAGTCAATCAGCGGGACAGTCACTCGCGTTGCGATATTTCTTTTTCTGTAAAACGCTGGCATTTTTGCCCTCCTTAGATTTTATGATATACCCTTATGAATTCCCTTATGAATACCGCGGTGAAGTGCTTTTTCTAATAAAACAGAGACGTCGCCACCACCTTCTTCCGGAGCAGTACCTTTGACAAAATTCGCCGGATTGTTAAACGTGTGATAATCGACTGATGTTTTCCATAAGCCCCGATAGTCGTTTGTCCACCTCACCTCATCAATCCAGCCGTCAAAGTATTCAGACACACCCAAAGCGCGACCGATAGCGACATTTCCCGAACCATCTTTCGGCTCATTCACTTGCGTTGTTCCGCTTGCGTTCGCACTACTACCATTATTAAAATAGCCGGTGAATGCTTGATTGTTATATTGCCACCGAAATAAAAGACTTATCCACGCATTTTGCGTAAAGGTTGAACCGTCACCTGTTTGATTCCCAGCCCTTATATCAAATAAGCCCGGATTTGCGTTGTTTCTCCAGATTCCAACCCGTTCAGCAACGTCAGACTGGTCACGATTTTTAGTTACGACACCACGCCATTCACCGCCGTAATCGCCTGACTTTGCCCAGCACATTATCGTATTATCTTGGTTCGCATCAAAATCTGCATGGTCTGAAACTTCAAACCATTCGGATGTGCCGTCAAAGCCTTGACAATACCCGCCGGAAAATTTTGCGTCAAATCTTGCCGGAGTCCCATTTCTGGAAGCCGTATGCCCATTGCCTGTCGAATCAGTCTGGTCGGCGTTGTTTTCATTCATGTGCCAAACAGCCTTGAAGTCCGTCCATACAGCATTCCTGCCGTATGTGTCTGAAACTGATGGCATACTTGCCGATGAATTATTGTACCACACATAAAATTTATTATCTTCATCATAGATTTTATATGTTTCGCCGGAAGCCATAATATTCGTGTCGAGCGTAAGTTGTGTATCGCTGTCAACACTTATGACGAGGGCGAAAGTCTCGTCAGTAGTATTATACACTACGTCCCCTGCGCTTACCGTACTTGTAAAATTTTGAGAACTATCAATCAGTTTACCTGAAGATGTTGACGACGTTGTTCCCGAATCATTCACGGAAGCCAAACCGTCCGGAAGTTTAACCCATATTTCAGCCCGACCATTAGCCGGGTTGTTGTCTATCGTAAAATTGACAATCTCGCAAGCAAGCTGAGTGCTTCCATCAGCGTCTTTACTTATGCGAATATCTCCACCGTCACTTTTTGCCGGATACGAGCCGTCGGCGTCAAACATCTCTGAGGGCAAATTATCCGCCGTCAAAAGCACCTCGACCTCGCCGCTTAAACCAGTATAAAAGACATCTTCAGTATTAGCAAAGCGCATTGTCTTTCTATTCCAACCGTTTGGAAATGCCATATTTATTTACCCCTTATAATTCGTTTACAATAACTCTTGCAACATCGAACAGCGGAAGCTCTGTCGCACCAATCGCCCGATTCTCCTGTGCATAATCAGCAGGATCAGGAGTCTTACCAGCATTGGTTGTTGTATAGAGCTTGATCTGTACCGTTGCGATCCCCGGCACTGTAAAAACATGGCCTATGAACCGCTGATATAAAAGATCGTTATTCAGCCCCAGAGTTGAACCATAATCTACAATCGCCTGCTTGATAAGATCAACACCGTCATTCGGAAAGTCCTCCTCGGAATACTTGGTTATATTGACAGTCACCCATGAATAAATATCTATCGGCTCGCTGAATCCAATGTTATGAGTTATGCCCTGGCTGTCGGTCACAGTCTCATTGATAGCACCGAAAGCCTGTATGCCTGCCGGTTTCACTTCAAATATGCGATTGGCAACGGCCTGATACTGTCCTGTTGCTCCCTGCACTACTGTTTCAAATGCCTTACCGGGAACACCCGGAAGAAATCTGCCGTCCGCCTGATTAGCCCCTCCGGACACTACGATATTTTCAATAACGATCGTTTCTGCGTAAATCTCCAGAGTTCTGGTATCTTCCGGATCGATGTTGACTGCATATATCTCAGAATCATTTAACAGTTCATCAGCCAGATCAGTCATTGTCTGGGCTTGACTTGTGTTATACGGAACCGTTGTGATCGCCGCTCCGTTGACATCCATATCGATATTGTTTCCGGTCACAAAATTAATATCGAATGTCAGCCTTGAGATCCGTGTATTCGATTCATTCTCGATAACGACAACATCCGTAACACCCGGAACATCATTGAGAACCTTCGTCCGGATCGCATCCGGCGTGGAGTTGCCGGAATATACAGAATCAATCATTCTCGACCTTAGTTCTGCATCCGTCTCAAGAGCCCTTCCCGGAGTAACAGCCGCCAAATTGGTTACTTCCTGCCAGCCGCTTACAGGAGTTTCGATCGTATCGATCGTATAAACCGGAGCAACGATCTGCCCCAGATTTAAGCTGACAACCGTTCCCGGACTCCAAAGCCTCATATCGCTGTCCTCAACGCGATCTCCATAATCCGTAGAATACGTACTTGACAGATCATTGACAGTAAGGATTATTGACCCCTCCTCACCTTCCGGATTGGAAACCGCTGTTACATTGTTCTGAGCGGTATTGATCTCGTCCCTTAACTGCTCTGCGACTGCCTCAACATCACTTGACAGAGCGGTTATATCATACTCGGTCGAATTTATGAATATTGAGAATGTCTGCCCCGGAGTTGGAGCCTCAAGGAAAAATTGTGATCTCTGAACGGCAGACTTCTGAATTGTAGCATCCGCCACCAATTCAAACACTTCTCCATTGCTGGATGAACTGGCCTGCTTGCCGTCAAGGATCACAAGAGGAGCGTCCGAGTATTCAGCCATAAGCTGAATAGTCCCTGTGCTGGCTGTCGGCTGTAATCTTGTGATACCGATATATTCAGCGACACGCTCAAGAGATACGCCGCTGGCGCTGGACGGATAGGTATTCAAATACGTGTTCTGTTGCTCTTCCCAGATTAAGGCAAGCTGATACGCTATAATTCCAATGATCTGACTGATCGTAGAATCCGGATTTGTATTAAGAGTTCCAAGCTTGTTAATAAGGCCGTTCTCAATGGCAGACTGAATCTGATCGAGCCTCTTTATCTCAAAACCTGTTTCACTAAGGCCGCTCATATTAATACCTCCGATCCTTCAAGAGTGCCGAAATCCGTATTAACGGTAAACTCTACATTGAGCTGTCTTGAAGAACTGATAAAATTGCTTGAAAATTCTGTTATCTCATTCACGCTGTCAACATCGGCTATTTCCGCCTTTAACATATCTTCGATCTGGTCAAAATTCGGATTGCCGACAAGGACATCTTCATAATAGCGGACTCCGAAAGTGCTGTTCAAAAACCACTCTCCGTAAAAGAATAACAGCCGGATTTTAATTTGCTGTTCAACTCTGTCCAGACCGCTTATTAATACCAGATCGCCATTTTCAAAAATGACATCATGGGTAGTTTTGTCAAGTTTTATGTCCTGCATATCACGCCACCGTACAAGAAATAGGAGAAGAATTAAAAACAGGAGAACCGCCTACAACGTCAACAACCACCTCGCCAGCAGGAATGCTGACTTCCAGAAAACTGTCTCCTCCAGATAAAATTGATTCAATTATCGATTCAGCCACGCCGTCACAGAAAGCATTGTAACTCGGATCAGTGTCGTCTACTTGAACAGAGGACGCCGCCTCGATCTTCTCTTTGATTAAGGCCACCAGCTTCTGTTTGGTTGCTGTTGCACTTAAACTCATAAATCGCCCTTGATTAAATCGATCTTAATTTTAAGCTGAGCCAACACAGCGGCAGACGAAAGCGGCTGAGGCCCCAATGCAGTTGCAACGGTCGTTGTAGTAAGAGCCTGTAACGTATCTGAGATCGTCTGGAGGACTTCCGCTATATCATTACCCAGGGCGACTTTCCTTTTCTCCATTCTCAACCGCATGGTTCCATAGTTCAGCTGAACGCTCGTATTGTCTGTTGCAAGCCCACCTTGTGAAAAAGGGATCAGCCCCGGAATTGCGATCGCATCAGTGAGGCTGAATTTCCTCGGATCATCAGGCGCTGAAACCTTGCCTTTTGAAAGCCATGTTTCTATTGCCCTCTCAGAAAACACTATTAATACCGGGTCACCCTTCTTGACTGGAAATGTCAGGCTACCGTCTTTACAGGCAGGGAACTGAACAGGTACGCCAGACAGGCGAGGCAACTCCTTAACATCTCCATTTGCATAACGCCTCTTTATTGTCGGGGTTACTTCCGCCTCCTGCTTCTTATAGTCATACTTCTCTATCCTTCCCGGAATAGCTGTATGAATATCGGACAGCCGGTTTTCGATCAATCGATTAATTAATTCGGTCTGGTCAGACATTCTTAATTAACTCGCATTCTATTGTTGACATATAGTCACCGCCGTAATTGTCTCCTACGTGCTCCACGCGATCTACCCTGAATATGCCGTCTATGTTCCTGATCGGCGACTTGAGCCTTATTCTACCTCTTGGCTGAACTGTCGGATTTAAAAACGACTTGACCTTCCAGCCCGGAGCCGCATCTGATTTCTTGGCCTTATCCTTGGAAAGCTGAATCCTCTCTGGAATGCCGATCATGCCTGTTTCGGCAGATAGGAAAACTGCCTCGGTTCCGTCGTCACTGCCGGCAGGAACAATTTTAAGGCTCTGATCTTCAACCGTCCAGTCTAAGCCCAGATACTTAGTCACAGAATTAAGCACTCTGTTGATCGTCCCGACAAACGCAAAGCCATTGTCATAGAACCGATTAGGAATATCATCCGTTATTATTCCTCGATCTATATTCAGCTTGCCATATTCTGAGATTACCTGATTTAATACCGATCTGGCACTGGTCTTACCCTTGAACGAAAGAGACACAATAGCTTTTCTCTGAACGTCAATCCCTGATCCCGCAACAAGCTTCAGTCCTACGTCCGGCTCTCCAATGTTCGGCTCTCCGATCTCTGTCAGATCGCCAGCAAACAAAGTTTTCAAGCCGTCAGCTTCTCTATACCCTGCTTCTATCACAATGATATTATCAAGATCACTTATCTTCTCTCTGGTCTCTCTCGACAAGTTGTAAATGACAACCTCTCCGCTGTTTGGAGTCTTGTCAGATGTCTTGACCACATTGAATGTGACCCGGCTCTGAGAAAAACCAACACCGTCAAGACTGCCAGATTTGCCGACACTGACTTTAATCATTCGATCTTTTAAAAGTTCAGGCACTTAATTCCTCTTGTGTCAAGTAAAGCCCTGCTACAAGGCTCTCAACGTCCTCATACCCGATACGGTCAACCGTCCCGGATAGATCGGTAAAAAAGAGCATTCCCTGTGGAAGCTCCACACTTGCATACGGCCTCAATACGTTGTAATCTCTGACAACCTTGATCCCTGTCACTATCGGGACATCATCGACCGTATAAAAGCCAATCGTATAAAAATCATGCGACTGGTTATAATCGACCTTCAACTTATACTGCTTGCCCTCCAGATTGACGACCTGAGTATAAGACGGAAACACCCTTAATGGTATTCGTACGCTCATGTGCCAATTCCTTTCGGGGTAAGCTTGTCGGTTTCATGCTGATTGAATCTGTCTATTACCTTGGCAAGCCATGATTTTTCTTTCGGGCCTTCTGCGTCTGGATTCTCCACGTCTCCTATGTCCTCAGTCTGCTGGTTCCCTGTGTTTGCTGTTGAGGCGGCTGTCCGCTCTACGATCGGCTTGACATTTGGAATTATCACTGTTGATGCAGTAACAAACCTGACCTTCTTGAATGTCGCATTAAAGATCAGAGCCTGTCCAGTCTGTCCGTCAACCGGAATGCTGAGAGATTCCATTGCAACATCTGAATAGACCTCAAGACCAGTCACAACCGTAATAAGTTCACGATTATTGTAAATGTTCCGAAGCTCGTTGATTGCACTCCCAACCTTATAGGCATTGGAAGCCTCAATGTTGACAATAGGAGAATTTGTTACAAATCCTCTCATACTTACCATACGTGGCTTTGGAATTATATGATCGCTGACGTCGGCTCCGCTCTCTACTGGATATTGAGGGATTTCACTCGTAAAAGCATGATCCTCGTTCAAAGTCGCATCCAGCTTGATAACACCGATCTTGCCAGTTTCTTTTTTAAATATTAATGTCGGCATTCTTATTCCTCCTCCGGAACCTCGGCAAGCGCCTGTCTATTGCGTCTGTCAATTTCCATACCAACAGTATTTGCGATCTCCTCTGCTGATGCCCCTGCTCTTGGAGCATTGATCGTAATATCTCCCTGCCTTATATTGGTACTCTTGGCTCCTCCGACAGTCGTATTATTCGTAGTACCGGCACCGGCAAGGGCGACTTCTCCGCCACCAATGCCAGCACCGATGTTTCCTGCGCCTGTCAAGAAATTGCCAATACCCTTTAAAACTCCGCCGATGCCGCCTGCTTTGCCAGTTACAGTTCCCAAGGCTTCGGCAAGGTTATTAGCCAGAACAAACATTTGCCTGAATGGGAAAATGATCCAGTGAAACAGCGTTTTTGCAAATCCGATTATAAAATCCAGCAGACCTTTAAAAATGTTCTTCAATCCCTCAACGATCGTTTCCACATTAAGAGTAAGGATACCTCCGAACACTTGAAGCAAGCCGCCGAGAACCTTAAATAATCCGCTGAACATCTGCCAGATCGATTTGATAAATGGCATTACCAGATCGATAGCTGTTTTCAAGACAAACCGGCCAACTGTCAACAACGTATTCCAGATAGCCATTACACCGTTCTTGAAATTTTGAAAGCTACCGAGCCACCGCCCCAGAAGTGAGTCTCCGCCCTTCGCCCAGGTCTCTATGTCCTGCATCAATAGTGCCCCTACTGCGATTAACGCAACAATGGCGGCTGTAATCAGTGTGATCGGCCAGATCGCCGCTGAAATGGCTCCCCCTGCGACTGTTGCCCCTGCTATGATAGCCGGAACCAGAGCAAGGATCGCTCCTGCGATCGTCAGCAACGGGCCAAGGGCGGCAACCAGAAGGACTACTACCAAGATGATCCGTTTCATGCCGGGACTTAGATCGGCCACAAACTTGATTGCATTCTTAACGACAACAAGGACGCGGGTCGCGGCAGGGAGAAGGATCTTTCCAAATCCGATTGCCGCCTCCTTTAAGCGCTCGACCATAACCCGCCATGAATTTGCAAACTGATCCTGAGTTCTCTGAAAATCACCGATAGCATTCTTCGACTGCCTCTGAGCGATCCTGAGAACCGCATACGCCTTGGCCTGTTGCTCAGATGCAAATGTGATGCCCTCTTGAGCGAGTTTTAATTTTTCGGCTGCAATAACGTCCTTGTTAATAGCCACTCCGAGGAGTTTCAGGCTTTCAAACTCTCCGAGCATTCCCTTGGTCAACTTCCTGCTAACCTCTTCCGCTCCACCCTGAACATTCTGGAAAGATGCCAGATCGACTGACAACTGCTGGACTTGTTCTGATAACTCAAGGGCTGTTTCCTGAGAAAACTCAAAGCCTGTTAACAGGTCTGCAGTGTTGGCGAGAAGGTTCTTTGCGCTGGAAGAGGCAAGCCCATAATTATTACGTAAATTCTTAGCCGCCTTGTTTGCGTCATTCTCGATCTTACTGAAAACAACTGAAAACTTACTACCAACCTCCTCCGCCTCGCTGGCGGCTTTAACCATTGCACCAGTAGCGCCAAGGATCGGCAGGGTGACAAACAGCGACATCCGCTTGCCTACGTTCCGCAAGTTCTTTGAAACCTGTTTCGTCTTATTGGCATACTTGTTCAGCTGAGTTTCATCTAATTGGTAGCCAAGCTTTGTTATCAGTTCTCTTATTATCACTTGTCAATCCCTTTGAGCATCTCGCTCTGAATGTCAGCCTTTACATTGAGAGCCGCTATTGCCCGGAAAACATCGTCCATACTCCAATTCGTCTCAAGATCATGCAACGATATTCCCTCAAGCACCAGTCGCCAGATATAGCCCTCAAACTTCATTTCATCAGATAAGCGGCTTAATATTTTGGCTATTCGCTTTTCTGATCTTCGCTCTTTTGCTGATTTACCGGAGCCGCCGTCTTGGCGATAATAGAGGACAGTCCGGTCAGCTTGAAAAAATTGTTATACTTGATAATAAAGATCAGCACCTTATATAGCTCGTCATAGTTGCCAGCATACGTACCGTCAAAAAGGGCATCGTCAATCTCGGCATCATTCATCCGTGTGTGTCTCAGCATACGCATAATCAGCGAAAGAGTTTCCTCCTCCTCAAGATTATTCACTAACGCCTGAACGGACTTGGAAATCATTCCGCCGTCTATGTTCATATCCAGAAGTTGATTGATGTCCTCGACTTTTGAGAAGTCAAGAGCGCCTGCCAAGTTAGCCAAAGCAGGCGCTACTTTACGTATGAGAATAGCCTTTATCTTAAAACCTTCTCTGCCGGGAAACTGGGAAACCGTATAGGTATTTTCCCCGATCTTTGTCTTAGTCGTTTCAATAGCCATAATGGCACTCCTCTCGGTGGAGTAAAAAGTTTAAAGCCCTTATAATACAGGCGGAAGATTGCTTCCGACATTCTGATCGAGACTCGATGCGTCCAGCACCCATTCTCTGGCATTGATCTCTCTGGCATATTCACTTTCAGGAACTTTTCTGATCCATGCGAAAGTGCCAAAATGTTCACTGGTTCCGCCAATATCCTTGACGACAACAGGCACAACACCGTTGTTGGACAGCTCGTCATCCTTTGCAATGGCGCTGAGAACGTCATTACTCGGACTGGTCTGAGCAAGAAAGATCGTGACCGAGCCGGACTTGTCGTTACTCTTAGCCCTGCTGACCACGCCCTGAGTCCCGACATACTTCGTAAAAGCGTCTGACTCTCTGTTTACGGTTATCATTGTTCCGTCAGCATAGCCGCCGATAGGAGTACCAGCAACGGTTAAGACAACCAGTTTCGGATCGTATGTTCTCGGTTTTGTAGGTGGCATTTTCTATCCTCCGTAAAAAATTATTATTTATACATTCAGTTTTACAGCCGCTTTTTATTAAACGACTATACGACCTCTGATGATCGTCTTGTGAATAGCACCGGCCTCTGTGGCCTCAAATTCGATGTCCGGTAACAGGCGATTAGCCTTGTCGGCATCGTCAACGTCAGCGACCTTGGGAACCGTGACTGTATAGGCAGGATCTTCGGCTATGAATCCTACATCAATAGCCTCGTCCAGCTGTGCCCTCAGTTCTCCTTCAATGACAGCCGCTCCAGCATCGGTAAACGGAATTTTGTCAAGATCGACAAACCGCTGATAGATTCTCTCCTGAATCCTTGCGGCGAGCCAGTCAACACCGATCCGCGTATCAATGAAAGTCCCTTCTGCTGTCTGGCCTTCCCGGAGTATGTTAATGCCAGCCACAGTATTGTAACTGTTGGCGTTATGGCTCCAGATATACGAAAGTTCGGCACTGGTCAGAACGTCCGGCTTTGCAGTCGCCAAAGTCTTGAACATGGCAGTATACGATCCGGGAGTTTTCGGAAGGATCTTTCCGATAAGAGCCGCCTCTGCATAAGGCGTGAATGCTGTATCTCCGCCAGCGGCGTTACCGTAGAAGATTACTGCCGCTCTGTCATTTGCGGCATCCTTGAGAACCTTGGCTATACCTCCGCCAGCCTCTTTGATAGCGGTATCTGCCAGAGCTGTGATAAACAGCTTTTCGTTGGCAAGTGCCCACTGTGCCACGTCAATGATGTCGTCTCCGTAATTAACAGTGCTTCCCGCCTGGGACGCTCCTCCGGCGACTACAACATCTGTAATGACAAGTTCTGAGCCTGATACCGAAATATCAAACGTCCGGTTCGTGGGATCGCCAGCATCCAGAGTACACGTTACCCCGGCAAGAGCGCCGATCGCCGTTTCAAGGTCTGAGGCGGTTGTATCGTGATCCGTATTGAACGGAACCTGAGCCCACGCCACAGTATTGACCTTACCGTCAATCGTGTTTCCGGTTACGAAATCAGCATCAAAAACCAGCTTTGCCGCATCGGTCGTTGCACTGTCTCTGGTGCAGGCTACAATGGCATACCAGTCCTGACGTAATATCAGGATAGCATCGAGAGCCGCGTTGAACGTCTCTCCACCGGCTGTGTCTACTCTGCCAATGATAACCGTATTCGGGCTAACATCCTGAGAGAACATTGCGGCGGCGGCCTTGTACTCCTCGTTTGCATCAGACCAGCCGGCACTTACCATTTCGGACAGCGAAGCATAGGACGCCGTTTTCCCGGAGCCGCTCGGATCGAGAATATCACTCTCTCCAAGTATTAACGGGATCGAAAAGGTTGCGGCTGAGACTGGCTGAGCCTGTCTTGTTATGGTTACTTCTACAATGTCACTGAGTCCAGACATTTTAACCCCCTATGGGAATTGTGGTTATAGTTGATCCAGAAGCATCATTCAATTTTCCTTCTCCGGAGACCTGATCGAAATAGCCCGGAGTGTCAGTTGTTTCGGAAGCTGTCCTGAATTGAAAATCTATCATTCCTCTCGGAATAAACTGCGAATCCCAGAGGCCAGAGATGTCTTGTATAGGCGTAATGTTTTGGACAAACACAATACAGGAGTTTCTCAGCGTTTCAAGCACTGTTGGCATTTGTAAAGAGGAGGACAGGCTTTCAAGAGCCACGATCGCACCTTCCCCAAGGGCTTGAACCTGTAAGGTAAAATCACGATTCCCTGTGATTTCAATAACGCCGGAACCGTTCGCACTGGTAGCCTGATAGTCGTCTCCGACACGCTGAATGCTTGTCATAAACAAAGTAATATATGGCAGATCAGGCTTCGGCGCATTCTGGTTTTCCCAGATCACAGCTTTACCTGTGACCGCCACAGCCCAATCGTAAAAGCCCTTTTTTATTGTATCATACTCTATCATGCGTCAATCTTGCTCACTATACACTCGTAATGGTTAATGACATCATTCTGCCATGGCTTTGAAGTAATAACCTCATAAGTATCGCCAAACAAGTCAATAGTATCGGGATTCTCTGTATCTACGGTCTTTAGAGCTGTATCTGTATACAGAATGAACGATCCCGCCTTTCTCCTTCCTTCTGGCAATGACTGCATATCCTGTGCTGTTGCTGGTTGCACACTTGCCATTATGTAAATATCAGTTTCGGTAGCCGCCTGCCAGATGCCGTCAACGTACTCTCCGTCAGCATTCTTACGCTTGACAGTATGAGGCTTTCTAAAACTGCTCATTTTATCACTTCCTGATGCTGAACGCTCTGCAACATTTGTCCGGTGTCGATCAGCGGATTAGGATTATTGTCGTTATATCTGCTCCTCTTTCTCGCCAGTGTAGACGGTGCCAGAGGGGGCAATTTTAAATCTCTAATTCCTTTTTTTACAACATTCGTGGTGTACTCTCCTATTACGCTCAGACCTTCTCTGACAGTAATTGTACCGTCCAGCAACTTATTATACTCTCTTGTCTGTAATCTCGCTATCCTCTTCTTTGCTCCGTCAATGCTCGGCCTGAAAAAATCACGTTGAGGGATATTCCTCTTTGGAGCGCCGAACACGTGGACAGCGGCGACAGTGACAACTCCGCTCATATCTTGAGGCATTTTACCTCTCTTACGGCGAGGCGCGCCGGCTCTCCCGGTTTGGGGAAAGCCGACCTTTGTATAGCTCCTTCGTAGCCACTTAAGCGTAGAGGCGATCCGCCTCCAGCCATGATCTATGTCAATTACTTCGGACTTAGGCACTATTGAAACCTCGTTATTCCTGTCGGATAAAAAGGCATCTGGCGATGCACAGGCTTAAAGTTGGTTTTTCTCAGCTGTTGGAGTTCCAGCCCATAACTCGTAGATGCAAGATCGTTATTCGACTCGCCAGACACTTGACCGTAAGACCTTGACAGCTGGCCTTCTTTTTCTGATGTTATCTGACCACTGCGACCGGTGCCTCTGGAACCAGTTGATCCGTCACGTTCAAGCCAGTGACAAACAAGTAAGGCGACTGCTAAATTATAGAAGTCGCCATACGCTGTTCCTGTCTGCTCTTCGGCAAGGGCAATAAGGGTAGTAAGCCTACTATCTTGAACGGTTCCTGGCCTCCTCGCCTCTATCGTATCTAATATTGAAACAGACATATTTTTTTATCCTCATTAGATTTTATTGCCCTGCTTACTTGTTTTTCTTTTTTGCCTTTTTCTTGGTCGCATTTTTTGGTGACTCAGGCTTTTCGTCAATACCTTTGATCTCTGGCTTTGGCGTTTCCTTTGCAGGCTGAGCATCCTTGCTCTTCGTGACCTCTGAGATCACATTATGCTCTTTGTAATACTCATATCGAGCATTGGCCTTGATCTGCTTGGCCTGCTTCTCATTCAAAGTATTGTCTCCGGGTATTAGCTGGATCGTTCCGATCCCGATAACACAGGTTTTCTTATTTCTTACAATCATCTGGATTCTCCCTTTAGATGTTTGAGAAGGAGGCGGAGCATTCCCTCCGCCCTTAATTATGTCGATCTTCACAGTTGTACTGCTTAGATGCCTTCAACGATGCTGACTGAGAGCGGGTAGTAGACTATAACTCCACCGTTACGAGCGTGGCAGTCAACGACCTGTTCAAGACCTCTTTCCTGAGCCGGGAACTGCTCGAACGGCTGCGGTATTTCAAGGGAAAGATTGTCTATATCTCTCTTGTAAACTACCATGATGTCTGTCGGGCCGGCCGCTCCGGTTGAAGGAACAGGGCTGACATCTTTGCAATTTACAAGCCAGTCAACTTCAATGCCCGGACGGTTCTTCTTGAAGAAATCAAGAACAGTTGTGTCCGATCCGGCCTGCATCGGGCTTGAAGAGATTTTGGAATACTGAGCGATCGGGAGCAGTATCTGGTTCGGCACTTCCATTCCGTTGGTTATGTCGATCATATTGTCTACTGCGGCCATCATGTCACCGAGTATCTCAAGGTTTGTTGCAGTTGCCCAGTCTCCTGTCACTGCCGCACCTTTGGTAACATTGGCGTTATAGAACAGACCAACAAGACCGTAAGCGGTGTCGCCATACCATGCGATACTGTTCTCAACCTGTTCGATCCCACGTCTGGCGGCGTTGGCCTTGCGGGCTGACAGGTTCTTGCCTGTTGCGTTTGCGGCACGGATTTCCTGAATGTTGAAACCGTAGCTGTCGCCGATCCCGCGAACGTTGCTTGTTTTCTGCTCGCCAGATACGTCAACTCTGGGAAGATCATCTGCGTAATTCGCTATGATCTTCGCTACTCCGTGCTGATCGTACTGAGTATAGGTGATCGTCTCTGCGGCGGGGCCTGCATCAGTAGAAACCGGAAGCAAAGATTTTGCTTTCAGTTCGGCGTACTTCTTTTCGTACACCTTGGCTTTTACATACTCAAGCTCCCTTGCAAAGAAAATTGTCTCGTTCGCATCCAGCTTGCGCGATACGATTTTTTCTCTTGACATATTGAAACTCCTTATTAGGGTTTTAAAATATAGTTAACAGCTTCAAACACACCCTTAGAAATTCGGGAGGTTGATCTCTACTTCTGCGATTCCTGCACCGGCTGTGGTCGAGCGGAACTTTCCGCCAGTCTGAATATTGCCGGACGAAGCACTCGTGAACTTGCTGGTGGCTGTGTCCACATAAGCATCGGCATCAGCAGTAACAGCGGCTGATACCTCGACATGAGCCTGCCCCTTGGTAAGAACGCTGACTGTATCTGTTGCCAAATACTTGCCGTTCTCGTTGTGTGTGCTGAGCGCAATACCTCTGAACAAGTTGTCGCCTGACAGCGTTACCGTTGACCCTGCCTGGGATGCGCCTCCGGTTACAGCAACATCAGTCACTGCTATGGTGGTTCCCTCGGCCTCGATCAGAAATGTCCTGTTGTTGGCGTCTGCAGGATCAAGAACACACGTCACCCCTGCCAGATTTCCGATTGCCACTACCAAAGCCGCCGCTGTGGTGTCATGGTCGGTATCGAAATCGACTTCCACCCATGATACAGTGTTGACTTTGCCGTTGATTGCATTGTCGGCAACGAAATCTGCATCAAAGACAAGCTTTGCGTTATCCTTGCGGATCAGACTTACAGACTCCACGTTACCGGCTTCCGCACCAACTGCATAACCGAACTGAATTTCCTCTTCTGCGGCGTAGGACTTAACCTCGTCAAAGCGAGAATCCGATTTCATCCCGGCATACGGTGCGGCCTGATTAAGATCATATTCACTCATAACTGGCCTCTCCTGTGAATTAAGTTAAAAAATACTGATTTTCAAATTTATGACAGCCGAATAAAAAAGATTACTCGGTGTCGGGTTTCTTCTTGCCGGTCATGTCGTCTATCATGTCCTGACGAGCCTTGCCTACAACGTCCTCGTCATCGTCATCGCCCCGCTGATTGACTTTCTGAGCATTGTCGGCGTTGTTCTTCTTGCGAGACTCGCTGTTTTCAACAGCAGAATCGAAACGGCCTGATATGTAGGCGTCAGTCTCATCATCAAGGTTGGCATCCGGAGATACGCTCTTGATAACTGCGATCTGAACTTCCTTATCAGACTTGCCGATAAGATCCTTCATATCGTCCTCGCTGAGAACCTTAGAAGCCTTGCTCTCAAGGTCACGTCTTGCCGCTACAGCCTTGGCGATTGCCTCGTCTGTGTTGGTTTCCTTGAGTTTATCCAGCTCCTCCTTCAATGAATCACGTTCCGCCCGGATCGTGTCCAGTTCGCCCTTGACATCAGAGTTAGCCTGTTCAAGATCGGCTATCTTTGTGTCCAGAGTAGCGATATGGTTAACCACTTCCTGTGCGGCGTCGTATTCGATACCGTCTTTCCGATACTTTGACATATTGCCTCCTTTATCGGGTTTGTTGTTGGGTACATCATCATCATTATTTGAATCTGGTTTGTCGATCTCCTCTGCGCTATCCATGTGGATGCGAGCCCTTGAACCGGCTCTCGCACTATCTACAATGGCCAGATGATTATACTTGACATTCGTCTGCCGGAAGTCGTAATCTTCACCGTCATAATTGCCCTGCTCGTCAACAAGCTCTAATTCATATCCGAGGGACAATTCCTGTTTCCCGTTCTCAACGTCATTCACAGCGGTTTCGTCAGTGACTACAATCGGAGCAATAACATCATTGCCGTCTGGCCTGATATTCTCTCCGGTCGATCCTACCTGTAATTTTTTTGCTGTATCGGCTGTGACAAGCCCTTCAAGTGGGTGATCGTTGGTAATGGGGATCATCTTCATAGATTCGATTGAATCAAGGGCAAGTATATCGTCTGGGTGGCGAAGTTCGCGTCTCGTTGATCCGTCTGGGTTGCGATAATAGAACACTCCAGTTCTGGTTACTATCGCATCTGTCCTTAAAAATCCTTCGTCTGTCTTAACTGCCTTCTTCTTGAATCTGCCTCGGTCGTATCTGGTTACTTTCAAGGATGCCTCCTAAAAGAAAATGCCCAAGCAAAAGAGAAAGGATCAGAAGCCCTCTGCTTGGGCGAGTTACTCAGGTCGTTAGACGAGAAACCGCAACCATTGTACATCTTCCAATAGTAAGTATAAGCTATTTCTCAGCCGCTGTCAACCCCTCTGTTAAAATCGTGTTCTACCCGGACATTCGTCTTTGCAATTCCTCCGTCTCTCCAGTGAAGAACAAAAGTGATCTGACCAGTGAATTTTTGCTTTTTGTAATCGGTCAGATATTCTTTCATCTTTTCAAGGAACACCAAAATACAGCCGTTTATCTTGATCTTGTTTGCTGTCATTTAATTTGTTTCCTTTACTTCTTTTACTTTACTTGCTTCCAAATGCTAAAGCAATGCTTCACCAATGCTTCGCCCATGCTCACTTACTTGCTCTTGCCGGGATGTATTCGCCGTTTTTCTTCATGGCCTCAAACTTGAGAATGGCAGTTTTATACTGTTCTGGAGTCGCCACTTCGGACGCCAGAGTATTAACCCAGAGCAATTCCTCTTTAACTATTTGCCGGAATGCCGGCCTGACCACTCTGAGCCAGAAGCCAAACAGCAAACCGCTACTGAGGCCGATAATCTCCAGATACTTAAATATCCGATCCAGTTTCGATTGTTTCACGCGAATCACTCCTCTCTATGCCGCCGCCTTGAATGCCTTAATCTGCTCCTCGGTCGCAAATTCCTCACCGAAATATGCTTCCGCCCAACAACGGCACTGATAGTCTTGTCCGGGATGTCCAGTCTCAATAGGTGGATCATCCCATGAGAAAATCTTCCCGTTATTCGCTCTATGAGTCGGCCTTACCCTGTCGTCCTCAGATGTGCGCCAGATGTAATGAGTAACACCGATCTCTTTTTGCTTCAACCTCGTCAGATTGCCATTTAACTTGGAGACCTGATCTCTTGCAATAAGCCTCGCCCTGCTCTTCGCTTTGCTGAAAACGCTCTTATCACGACCGACAATCTGTTTCATGATCTCCTCATGCCGGAGACCTTGAGCAAAGCCTCTCTGGACAGTTCCCTCGATCCGATCCAGCGTCTGAGACTGTAGATCCTTGATTAACGTCACATTCTGACTTACAAAGTTGTTCAACTGATCCTTCAACCAAGGCTGAGACTGTAGGATGTCAACGCCCAGGGTAGCCTTCATAACCTTACGCCACTGTTTATCATTCCACTCTGCTGTCCGCTCTCCTATTTGCTGAGAGACGGTATTGATAGGAAACGGCTTTTCCTCGATCTTCAATCTCAACTGCGCTATAAGCCGCTCGGCACCTTCTGACCATTGATCCTGTCTGGCCTCCTTTGCCAATAGTGGAATTAAGCCCTCAAGCGTCTCACTGGTGATCTTCTGCCATTCATTAACCATTGACAGAAGTAATGACTGATAAGATCGCTCGATCGATACAGGGTGCAACATCCTTGGGGGCTTTCTCCTTCTGGATCGCTTGAATCTGGAATCGCCTGCGGCCTTCCTCTCGTTGAGATATTCAAGGGTGCTATTTTTCTTGACGTATGGGACGCTATCAGAATTTACATCCTTCTGACTCTTATCCCATAGACCTTTACAGATAGCATAAGCCTGATCCGGCTTTTTCCCCTCATTCTTCACAACGAATGAAATACACCGCTGAACAAATGCGTTTTCAGATTCATTCTTTTTCGGAGTTGGCATTAATAACCCCCTTAATCTTCGTCAGCAGTAGGTTCAGGATTACCCTTGAGATTTGCCCTGATCTGATCCGGCTCTAAAATCAATGTGGTCTCTGTTGAATAGCTGTCTCCGCCGAATCTGGAGAGCGTAACTTCTTCAGGAGCCAGAACACCTGAATCAATATAAACCTGATCGGTTTCAGCCTGAATCTTGCGAACCTCGGCCTCCTCTTTCTCTGACATCTGCCACAGAGGCTTGAACTCGATAGCCCAATTCTCGATCTCTTTTCCCTGAGTCGGTCCTTGACTGCAAATCATGGCAAGTTCTATGATCCGCTCTAATATTGGCTGTAACTGTTCACGCTGACGTGCCGCAATCTTATCGTACCAGTCTCTTGTCTCGCCCTGACCTTCATTATTCAGGCCACCGGACTGTTTCCCCATGAGAACACGCACAGGAATACCGGTCTGGCTACTAAGGCGATCCACAAACCGATCGATCAATTCACTCAGGCCGGTTACAGTCGATGTTTTCTTTTCAAATGATTCTTCCTCGTCCAGCAACAAGGTTGACATTAAGGACTTCCCCATGTCCATTACCTGTAGCCGAGTATAGAGATCATTCTCTCTGCCCATTGCGATAGCATCAGCCAGACCCTTCATAGAAATAATGGTCGTGACAAAATCGTCAATAATGGATTCTGTATAGGAATAGATCGAGCCAAGACTGCGGCAAGCCTCATACGCCGCAAGTAACACAGAGTCACCCCACCCTTGATTTTGAGCGCTGAGAGATTCACTGGGAATCGGTCTACCAGAGAGTTCGATTACCCTTGACCAATGCACCTTATACGGCGATCCGCTTTTCGGATTGATTTCATACAGGTAAGTCAGACCGAATCTGGGATTTTCCGGATCGGTGACTTTACTGTTTGTCTTGTTGACTGAGTTTCTGTTGTAGACGCGGAACCAGTCGATTGACTGCAGGCTCTTTAAATCCAACTCCTCTTCCAGCTTGCCACCGTCGTTTAACCCAAGTATAAGGATTGCTCCGCCGAATAAGCCGTCCGCTGTGAGGAAATTCCACAGAGCCTTATTCAACTGCCGATCGTCCAGATAGTTGATTATCTCATTATCTGTATCGCCTGTTACTTCAAAGCCCTCTCGGAGCATTTCATAAACAGGCAGATCGACAATTTTCTTGCTGAATCCGTCTGTTCTATAAAGTTCCGCCAAGGTCGTGGAGTCCAGGGCACCGTCAGCAGAAAAGATTGTATTCTTCTTTTTGTCACGCTGGGCAAGACCAAGACCAGTCAGGAAATTAACCCAACCGTCCACGTGTGTTGCCGTTTTACCTTCTGGTACGTTCATTCCGGAAGCCCTCAACACTTCCGAAGGAGATTTATTCGTCATTTTCCTACCCCTTTGTTAATGTGGTTGCTATGAGGCAGATTCCGGTATCTGATCCGTTTATAGCTGAAATCGTCTGTATAGATTGTATCAATTTCTACGATAGAATACAAGTCCGCTCTCAGATTGATATGGAGCGGAACGTACACTTCCTGTATCGGCTCTGACATCTTGAGAGCCGCCACAATAACAATACAGCAAATTGCAACGGCAATAAAATAGATCGCCAGCCCATTGTTGCTGGTGTTGGAATATGGACTACTTTGCATCCTTCTTCCCTTCCTCTGCCGGGACATTGTTCTCATGTCTGGCAATATGATTGGAGTAATGAGTATTCGGGATCATCTGCTGGCAATACTTACATTCAGTATAGCCGCCCATATCAAGATCGTCTGACCTCTGGCATTCCTCAGAATTATAATGATCCATATAGCTTTTCCGCTGAACCTCTTTACCGCAATAGTTGCAGATCAACATATCTTCTGGCTGGCCATGATTCATTATTTCTTTTATGTAGCAATCAGGGCTGTTCTCAAGGTGGCGCTCAAACCGCTCTTCCGCAAAGGGCTTCTGGCAGTAAAGGCAAAAATTATCTACATCAAGCAGACTATCCTTCTTAACCGCTACACCATTGACAGCTTTATTTCCAACATTAATCTGAATTGTCGGCTTTCCTTCTTCTACACGATACTCAAAGCCGGGAGTTAAGATCACAGAGTTCTCAATATCATACGCCACTGGTGCGATAATGAGAGTTCCCCACTTGTCAATAAGGTTATCCTTAATGTCAATCTCGATGTGCATGGCTATACCCTTTCGTCACATGGTTACAAGTCTATTTAACAAATATTTCTTACTGTCTCCGAATTGAGTATGGAGACCATACCTCTCGGCATCCTTGCAATGGTCGTTCTTCTTGATTGGCTTATCCTCTCCTATGAGCGCCGCTTTCGCATCCCAGACATAACCGCCATACTCTTCAATCGTATGCTCGCAACACTCACAGATCGCATACTCTCCAGTTTTCAGCATTCTGGATTGAGTCCGGATTCCGTTAGCCACGTCATTATCTGCATGTTTAACGACATACTTATGCTTCAATTCCGCAATGAATGAGGAGGCTGACGGATCAACGTATATAACGCGAGGACGAATATCGCCGAAGAAGTCGTCCATGTCGGCTGAATATTCAACATCGGTTTTCTGCTTCCGCTCGTCTCTGCCTGAATAGTAGTATTCACGCTCGCACCAAACTCTGGGTTTCGTCCTCTCATTGACACCGAACAGCAACATGACAAATGCGTTTTCAGTGCCATAATCACAAGCGGCAAAATAATAATCGGCTTTGGCGGGATGTCTTTTAATGACGCACCTTCCAGATCGTTTATCAAAAAACGGATAAACCGCTCCTTCTGCCATAACCCACTTACCTTCAATCATGCGCTCATACCAGACGCCTGTATATTCCTTCTTCAATGATACGACAAACATAGGATCGAGAAACGGATTATCGTCAATTAAAAAATGAGCATGAAACAGGTCAAGGACTTCCGCTCTATCAAGCGTCCCGGTCTTGAACCAATGAAATGGATTGTCCGGATTCGTTGTTCCGAAAAACTTGGCACCCTCCACAGACATTCTGGATAGTAGCATCTGATAGAATGATTCCGGCCAGAGAGTGATTTCATCTCCGTATGCTCCTGCCGCTGTTAATCCCCTGATCTTCTGCTCTGCTCGTTCATCAGAGGCACCGTATAAAGCCAGTTCCCTGCCGAATAGCCATGCTGTATGATTTCCCATTGAGTAATGGAACGACCGCCCACAGAGCGTTTTCATAGGATCGAGAATGTTCGTCTTTAACGTCCGCTCTGTCTTGCCGACCATAGGGATAACACCCTTACCGGCTTCTCTGCCAACGAATTGTATGAACCTGATGATTGAGGCCACTGTCTTGGATGCCCGGACTGACCCCTCCCAGATATTCAATCTGGCTTGAGCCTCCTTAACGCTCCACGCTTGCTTCGGTGATAACTCCATATTCCCCGCTATACTGGTACGTCAAGAGATTTTGTTTTCTTCTTCTTGACTTTAGAGACTTTCTTCTTCTTCACTACCTTGCGACTGACAGGCTTTGATTTTTTGGCAGTTTTCTTAACAGTGGGCTTTTTGCCATTTTTGCAATTCTTCTTCTTAGTCGATCCATTACCCTTTGATCCGTTACTCTTGCCATTCTTCTTGCCCGATCCATTAGCTTTTTTCTTCTTCCCATTGTTACCACCCTTCAAATCTGCACGCTGAACCATGTCGTCAATCTCGCTGATAATCTGCCCCTGCTGATTGCTTGTGTCTGGCGGTATAGTATCCTGCTGGTTAAGCCACTGTTTGCCGAGCCAGATCAGCATAGATGTATTCCCTTCCTGAGCCTTCTGATACTGGAGACGGCGGAGACTGATTTTCCCGCTTACCCCGACCTTTTTTAAGACTACGGAAAACCCCTCTCCATACCATTCAATACAGCGAGCCTGAATTGTATCGTGTGAACAATGAAACCAGCCAGCGATTTCCTCCTGAGTAGCTTGGAGACCGCACAGCTTTTCAAATTGTTCTCGATCAATTTCTATCTTAGGCCGACCACCCTTATTTACCGCATCAAGAGCGGCATCAAGAGGATCTTTTCCGTTTTTTCCGTTCGCCATTCCAGCCCTTGATTGTTTTAATCATCTGAGATCGACGCCGATCTTTCAGGCTCTCATTGCCTGTCTGAATAAATCTGTATGGAGCCTGCCACTTCGGGTCTTTATCAGCATAACATTTACGGAGATCAATTTTCAACTTTCTTGCAGTCCGGAAGAAAACTTCATACATACCGCTGATACCTTGCTCGTTACACTTCCCATTGACTGCGCCTATATTATAAAAGACGTTGAGCAATTCCCTTCCACTATGCTTGATAGCTGTGGAAGTCTGGATATTCTGCCGACTGTTGAGACCTTGAACCTTCACCATGCCATAATCAGCCAGAGCCTTCTTCTGGATCGCCATTAAACGTCTTGAGGCATATTCGACATCCCCGATCCCCATATATTCCATTGGAGTATGCGGCTCAGGAGTGAATGGAGTCGGCGCTATATGAAACATAATAAATTTTTCCTTACCATACAGCTCTTTCAGGTTTTTCTTGCCTCCGCCTTGATAATACTCCTTAGCATCGATCGCCTCTTGAACTGTCAGAGTCTTATCCGGAGAAACCTCTCGCCTCATTTCAAGGATGTGGAGAAGCCACTCGTCGAACTCGTCCCAATCTTCCGGAGTTTCAAAAGGGAAAGCAATCACCATATTACACTTAATGACATCAAAATTCATGAAAGCCTTCCGGAACGCGGTTTCGATCTCCTCCAGAGTGATCTGCTTTTTCAATACATCTCTTACCCTCTGAGACACGCCATCCAAGCCGAAAGCTACTCGATAGTCATTAAGGCTCTGCCTGCTTGTCCCTGACTTGGCAAAACTATTGATCCTCTGGTTATATCGGTACAGCATCCGATCTCCGATATTAGCCAGAATCTTGTCGTAATGCTTATAGCTACACTCGTCTGGAGCGAAAGGATAAACAGAAGCACCCTTCGGATATGTCTTGATTGCCTCTACAACTCGCTCTGGGCTTGCCGGGACAGCTTTACTTTTAAGAAACGACAACTGGCAGAAATTACACTTATAATAACATCCCCGGATGATCTCCAGAACCTTATTCTGGCTCTTGGCAATAAAATCATTATGAGTCAGAACGCTATCATCGATCGAGTCCTCACAGTGGATATGTTTAACCGTCTGATCCGTCTTGAGCATAGGGACATACAAATAATCCAATTTGTCCGCTCTCTTCAAGAACGCCTTTTTACTGATCTTCCCGGACTTGACTTTCTGCCAGTTCTCAGTAATCCAATCGACCGGAGTTTCTCCGTCACCTATAACTATAATGTCGAATAACTCTGCCAACGGCTCAGGGTTTGATGTAATCGCTCCTCCTCCGGCAATCACCAACGGTCCTTGATCGTCCAGACGGTTAACCGCCAGAAGCTTGATCTTCGCTGAACGCAAAAAAGGGATCGCATTAAAAAACGATCCCACGTAATAAAGACTCAAGCCCACTATGTCAAAGTCCCGGACTGGATGCTGACTGTATAAAGCCGGAACCGGGGCTTTGCCAAGCATCCCCCTGACCTCGCTCTTTAAGTGAACCGCCATGTCCACAAATATGCCGGCACGGTGCCTCAATCGATTAAATATTATATCTGTACCGAGGGAAAACTGCACGTCCTGTTGAGGGGAGAGGGAAACGATCACGACATTCAGGCCGGGATCGTCAAATGAATCTTCTTGAGTTACTTCATTCGGACGGTAGCAGTATTTAACTGCCATTTTCTTATTTTTTTTGAGCCATTGCGTAATCATGCAATACCTCCGCCATAACCTTGGGGAAACCTCTCCGATCGATCGCATCCTTACCCTTCAAAATTGTGATTACCTCGTCCAGCAAAGCCAGTGAATCTTCATCCAGAGCCAGAACACATTTATACATCTTCTTGTTCCGGTTCTTCATAGCCGCCAGATACCGGAAAAAGCCGATCGCTACAAATGCGTGGAAAGCCTCGTCCTCTGTGATCTCTTTATCATCTTCGATATTCAGCTTTGAGTCAAACTTCCCGAGCATCATACTTACTGACGGATGCCGCTTGATACTTGGGGCACCGTCAATCACGAAATCGATCCGCCTCTCGATCTGCTCTTTAACCAGTGACGGAACGCTGAAGCTGATAACTTCGGTCTGGAGATCGGCTTCCTGCAGCCCTTCTTCGGCTTCTCCTCGGATGTCGCCCATATCGCCAAGAATAAGTGTTCATTCTTATGAAATCCCCAGTCCAGCAAATCTTCCGGGTTAAAATCCGCCATGAGAGCGTCCCAATCCCATTGAGCAACATTCTTATTCAGCCTGACATTCAATTCTTTCTCCTCGTCAAATGTCAAGACTATATGAACACAAGGAAACGTTGACCAGCCTAAATCTTCACTGGCGACCCTTATCCGCTGATTGCCTCCGACTATGATGTTTTTACGATCCTCCGCCATATTGATAATGGCCGGATCGACAGCATCGAATTTCTCCAGCGATTTTTTTATCTGGAGCCTGTCCTCGTCCCGCAATACCCTTGGATTATACTCTGCCGGGATCAGTTCACTGATTTTCCGATCGACAATTTTCAGCTTGCCGTCGATTGCCTTGCTGGTATTGGTTTTTGGCATATCTCATTCCCTTCATATATAAAGTTACGAGCCAGCATCTGCATTGCCTCAGACACGCTCATTCCGTTAAGTCTGGCGATTCTCTCCAGTTCGGCCTTCTCTGCCTGGGGGAGAGCGAATCCTACTACTTCACTCTCTTGATCCGGAGCAAGGCGGGGACGGCCTCCCTTGTTAACGTAGCTTTTTTCTGTCATTCTGTATCACTCCAACTATTGTTATTTCCTTTGGCTCCGGATTAACAAACACCCTTAAATCAATATGACAAGATTCTGCATAATAAATTTTATAAGTATCTTCGGTAGATTCCTGAAACACAACCCTCATATTACTTCTCCTGCTTCACCTTCTCCTTGAGTTGTTCAAATGCTTCAAACGACTGATCCGCCAACTCCTTGGTAGTATAGATACAATAATCAGCATCGGCATAAAACGCATCTTCTGACGGAGCGCCTTTAAAGCCAGCGATACATTCCATACAATTCTCGTCACAGTCGTTCAGCTCATCAAGACTGCAACCGCATTCAGCGTCCGGCTGAATGAGGCCGGAGTAGCCGTTCTTCTCAAGATATTCTCTTGTGATCTCTCCGACTGTCGGGTGAGGGTGCCAACAACGTATCAGATCAGACGTTCTCGTCAATGCCGCTGTATAGTCCTCGTATTTATCCCATTCTCCGCCGCAATTAAAAACGACAAAAAGATAATTAGGATTATCATGCTCGGATTTAACAATGCCGACCTCTCGCTTGTTGGCTGTGACATACGTCACTTTACTACCTTTCTTCATAGGCTTCATAATCAGATCCTTTCTAAAAGCCGACATAAATATCAATGTGCCAACGACCGTCTCTCGGGTCAAATAGGCCAAAATTAAGCCACTCGATCTCGCCGGTCAATTCATGAACACCGGTGTTGTCACAACAAAATATCATAATTCACCCTACCCCTCTGTGGGTTGGGGTTCGACTAATTCAAGCCTTGATGCCCCACAAGTTAATGCGAAAAAAGCTGTTTCTCCGTCAGCTCTTTTAACATCTACCCTCATATTGCCGACTTCTGTTATTGTGACAATATCACCTAACTTAGCAAATCCCGGTGCTCCCATACCGACAATTTTACACGCATCACCTACTTTAATTGTATCAAAATTTATCATACTCCCCTTACTCCTTATGTTAAAATCCAACATAAATATCAATGTGCCGACAACTATCATTCGCCAGTTCCCGGCTTATCTTAGCCATGCCTGACCCCTTTCTTTGCGGCCTTCTGAGCCTTTCTCTCCTCGATTATTCTCCTATGTAAAGCCCGATCTGATTCATACCAGCCCGGAGGATAACTCGACCCTCTCCATTCTTTCTGGCGGTAAACATCCCCTTGAGGAGCGTCCGGTCTGGACTCGCCGTAATATTTTCTGTTTGCCATAACCTATTCCCTTGCGATCCGCCTCAGTTCATCGATCAGGGTTTTGGTCTCATACGCTGAGTAGCCAACCTTCTGAGTTTGACGGTCGTAATCATCCAGATACCGTAGAATACGCCCTCTCAGACTCCTTGACTCTTTATAAGCCTTCCGCAATTCGCTGATATGGCGGGACTCAGAAAAAAGCCAGATGATAACATAAAGAACAGCGACGATCGCCATGAACGCCAGTATAACCCTGATCCAGATTTCAGCATTACTCATTAGATTTACTCCATTCCTTTTTTGTCCAGAACTTACCTTGATAATAGTGAGACTTACACTTGACACAATATAAGTGCCTCTCCCCCAACCCTTGAGACAAGTCAGTCATACATCTGCCACAGTCGCATCTTTTAGGAGGTTTCAATACCAATCCCCTCCGCCATTCTTCTTGACGTCTGCAAGGCGCCCTGGCTGTGGGAGGTAGAAGCCCTCAACCCCAAGTTCTCCGTCTCCAGCTTCAGTAGCGGCAAAGCCGCTGAAATAAACATCGAGCCAGATCGTGTTTTCATCCGTCTGACAGCCTGAGACGTCCGCTCCAAGACAGATAGTAAATCTGCATCCTGCCTTGAGATAAGCCCACAACCGACCGACCTGACCTTGAGCCGCTGAACTGTATCGATCGTGCCATTCATCATGTTTGACTATTGCTTTTTCGCAAATGTCAATCAATTCCTCTCTTGTAAACTTCTTCTTATACATAGTGATTCTTTCAGCAATTCCGCTTTTTCCGCCAGAAATCGACCGCATCCTTATCCAGAGCAATAAGGCCAGTTTCTCCGTTCCACCTGGTTAACTCGCCACCAACGCCGACAAGGAAATACAGGTGATCTTCGGTCTCGTATAACATCTCCTTATACCAGTTTCCCCCCCTGTCAAGATCACCCTTGACAGACACCATAAGCTTGGCTGTATTCGTATTATAAGTATGTCCGTTAATCCGCTTTTTCATTGGCATGTAGTTCCTTTTAAAAGAATATACCATTCTGGCACGTGGATAACAAGTAGTTTTTTAATAAATATATTTCACCTTGGTTTTTGATCTAAAATAAGGGAATACCCTTGAGATTCCTTGACGATAGGACAATAAAAAAGCCGGAGTAAATACCCCGGCTCTGTGATCCGCCTATGCCTTGGTAAAAGTACCGTGGCGGTATAATGCCGCTACTGACTCCCCGGCATCGACACGCTCATTTACGTGTCGGAGAAACTCCTTATAGTCTGTGAACTCCAGAGGCTTTTCAGGCCGCTCTTGTGTTTTTATTTCCTGCCCCTTTGATCTCATTGATAGTATCGACCATAGTATATTTACAGCCCTCTTCCATGCCAACTGCTTGATCCATAAGATATATCCAGTTTCTGCTGGCATTAACCCAGATCAAATTGCTTCCGGCCTTATGTAGTTCCTCCTCAACTTCCTTCAAGATCGCCATGATCCTTTCCCTGCAGTGTTCCAGCTTCGTCAGGCGAACCTTACCCACCTTGTCTTTCCGGACGAAAGCATCGCTTGACGTTTGCTTTAGCTTTGCTTTGGCTTTACTCCGAACCTTCACCTGATTGATCCCTCTGGCCTGATCCGGTCCTTGAATAACCGGCTCCTCGTCAATATCGTGAATTATCTCCGGTTCTTCTGCCAGCATCGGCTTCGGCTCCGACCGCTTTTTCTTCGGAACCGACTGCCCCGGCTCCTCTGGAGAGTGCCTCGATATTTGCAACTGACCCTCTCCGCCTCCTCCAAGTGGCTTCCGGAGTGTGACCATACGATCGCACTCAGGACACTTGAAATTCCTTGATCCGGTCTGATCTTCGGTATAATCCGATACCAGCCTACCGGATGCCTCGCACTTCTCGCCTCTGTTACTCATTGCTTGATCCTTTCTGGTTTATATCTGCATACCTTCAGGGTATACTGTTTCAACGCTGTCCGGCTGAACGCCTAAATCTTTGGAGGACTTGCCGCACTTTTTACATTTGAAATTCGGCACGACATTATCCCAAAAATTCCGATCATCATATGCCGTGATGTTAGTCTCTGTTGCTCCGCACCCCTCGCACTCCATGTCAATACACAAATCTCTCCGGTATTGATTATAGCGTTTTGTCACCTTCATAATACAAATCCTTTCTGTTATTGGTTATAAAACGTCCCTCTGGTCAATCTCACTGATAAACCGACTACTCTGAGCCTTCATACGTGTTGGTCTCCTGACCGGCTTGTGAGCCTCGTCAATATGCTTCATGCTCCTTCGCAGTTCATGTACCTTCTCCTTGTACTCTCCGATTTTCTGAACGATCCAGACTCTACCAAGCTTTGCGCCCCGGATCGATCCTAAACTCTGGAGTCTTTCCGCTGTCCCTCTGCCATAGTCTTTGTCCAGACGGATAGCAAATTTTCCGGATTCTCCTTTCCCCCATAATGGATGGTTACACCTTGGACACTGTGGCTTTACGTTCTGCTCGTTGAATTTTACGGCCTTCCGCCCTCTTGGTACAAAGTGCCCTGCTTGTGATTCATTCCAGTATAGATAGCGATTACAAGTATAGCAATACACCATACCGAAATCATTGGCTCCAGACCGCCTGACATATTCAGAGAACCACCGCCAGAGACGTGCCTCAAGCTGATTAAGCGGAACCCTGGTCTCCTTCTCAAACGCCAGACCTCGATTGCCTCGATCTTTTTTCTTTTTACGTTTTCTTTTAATCATTCCCGATCTGCCGCCTTTCTCATAATGTCGTTGAACTCTGTTCCGCACTGAGCGCACCGGAACCAATCACAACCGGCCTTCTCCCCGATATACCGTGCCGGAGTATCGCAAACTATGCAATAGATAGATTGATAAAACATCATGGCTTCTCTAATTTTTTCAGCTTCCTGCTGATCCTTACAGAACGCAATAACCCTCTTTTGTTTGTCTAAAATTGCATATTCAGGCAGATTCTGTCCAGCCGCTGACATTGCGGCTATCTTGACAAACATTTTTTCATCAATCCGATTCGGGCTTCTCAAGTCGTTTATTTCCTTGGTTTTCTTTATCTGATAAGAGATCATCATTGAGATTCCTTCCCGGAAAATTTCATAGGTGTTCCGTTCTCCCTTCGGTTATGTTACGTTTTTCTCGTCTACCTTTAAGTATCTATGAAGCTTCTTGCTCCAAGACCGCCCGGACGGTCTCTTTCCGGCATAAAATTCTGTTGACCTTTTATCCGTCCTACCTTGAGCCACCTCAGCGGATCGATCCTTGAGGCATTTTTTCCTTTTCAGCTTTCCGGTACATTTTCCATTCCATGTCCAGTAGCTTGCCCTGCAGGCGGGACAGATTTCATTGAGCTGATATGCGCTCATTACTTGAGCCTCCTATCTTCTGAGTTAAATTTAATGCTGATGCCAGACGCTAATCGGCTGGCTATGCGATCGTCATAGTATTCAGCAATATCGCCAAGAGCCATATTCGTGGTGTAAATAGTCGGGAGCCTCTCCGCATATCTCTTGTCAATGATGTGATACCAAGACGCCTGAACATAATCAGTGATCTTCTCAGAGCCTATATCGTCGAATACAACGATCTGATTTTTACAGTATTTATTCAATACTTCCCGCTCTGATCCGGCTTGAACTGCCGATCTTAACTCAATAAATAAACCGGTACTATTGACAAATCGGGCTTGCCTAATGTCGCTCTCTGCAAGGTATCTAATGATAGCAACCGCCAGATGTGTCTTACCTGAGCCGACTGATCCATTTAACAATATCGACTGTTGTTTCCTTGGGAATCCTTCGGATTTCTTCATTGCCCTTTTCCTATTTGTGAAGTTATCGAAAGAGCAATTCAGGAACCCATTAGGCACCCCGATTAAATGCAGATACCGCTCCATTCCGGCACGTCTGTTATAGAATACCTTACACT